GTGGCCCCTGTAACACCTGTAGGTCCAGTTGGACCTGTAGCACCTGTGGTGCCTACTCCTGTAGGACCTGTAGCACCTGTGGTGCCTACTCCTGTAGGTCCTGTAGCACCTGTGGTGCCTACTCCAGTAGGTCCTGTAGCACCAGTTACTCCTGTTGGGCCTGTGGCCCCTGTAGGTCCTATAAGATTTACTCCAGCAGGCCATGTACCTCCTGCTTTAGGTCCAAAGATTTGATTGCTAGTAGTGTTAATGTAGAAGTCGCCATTAACGCCTTGTGTTGTTGGATCAACGCTTCCGTTAAGAACACTAAAACCAGCAACTCCAGTAACTCCAGTAGGTCCAGTAGGTCCTGTGGCTCCTGTTGTACCAATACCAGTTGGGCCTGTGGCCCCTGTTGGTCCTGTAACACCTGCATCTCCAGTAACTCCTGTTGGTCCTGTAGGACCAGTATTACCAGTAGGTCCAGTTACACCTGTAGGTCCCGTAGGTCCAACAATGTTAACTCCAGAAGGCCACGATCCTGCAGCCTTTGGACCAAAGATTTGATTAGTTACAGTATTTATATAAAAGTCACCATTGACACCTTCAGTTGTTGGGTCAATGATTCCATTAAGAACGCTAAACCCAGCAGTACCTGTAACACCTGTAGGTCCTGTAGGACCTGTGTTTCCTGTTACTCCTGTTGGTCCTGTAGGACCAGTATCACCTGTGATTACTGTAACACCTGTAGGTCCAATATCTCCTGTGACTCCTGTTGGTCCTGTAGGACCAGTGTCACCAGTAACTCCTGTTGGTCCTGTAGGACCAGTGTCACCAGTAACTCCTACATTTCCAGTTACACCAGTAGGTCCTGTAGGACCTGTATTACCTGTAACACCTGTTGGGCCTGTAGGCCCAGTATTACCAGTTACACCAGTGGAACCTGTAGGTCCTATGTCACCTTCTAATGCAATGACTGTCCAATATGGTGATACTAATGAAGGAGTATCTCCAACATTTCCACCATGTGCATCAGTACGATACCAAGTTGATCCATCATAAGTTGCTATGTCTCCAATGGCATATGATGCCCCACCACTGTAAGCCCCTGTAAAATTCCATAAAGCAGGTGTTCCGCTTGGTCCAGTTAAACCTGTAGGACCAGTGCTTCCTGTAGGACCTGTAGGACCTGTGACACCAGTAGGCCCTGTAGGGCCTGTATCACCAGTAAATCCTGTTGGTCCTGGTGGTCCAGTTAAACCTTGATCACCTGTAGGGCCCGTTGGGCCTGTAGGTCCTGTATCACCAGTTACACCAGTAGGTCCTGTAGGACCAGTATCTCCAGTTACTCCTGTAGGACCAATATCTCCAGTTACACCAGTTGCTCCTGTGTCTCCAGTAACCCCTGTAGGACCTGTTGGTCCAGTGTCTCCTGTTACACCTGTAGGCCCTGTAGGGCCAATATCTCCAGTTACACCAGTAGGACCAGTATCACCTGTAACTCCTGTTGGGCCTGTAGGCCCTGTGTCACCAGTAACTCCTGTGGCTCCAGTGTCTCCTGTTACACCTGTTGGGCCCGTTGGGCCTGTATCTCCAGTTACACCTGTGGGTCCTGTAGGACCAATATCGCCTGTAACTCCAGTAGGCCCAGTATCGCCAGTTACGCCAGTAGGACCTGTAGGTCCAGTATCGCCTGTAACTCCTGTTGGTCCTGTATCTCCTGTGACTCCTGTTGGTCCTGTGGGACCAGTGTCACCAGTAACTCCTGTTGGTCCTGTAGGACCAGTATCACCAGTAACACCTGTGGGTCCTGTAGGACCTGTGTCTCCTGTGACTCCAGTATCTCCAGTGACTCCTGTTGAGCCTGTTGGACCTGTAGGTCCAGTATCGCCTGTAACTCCTGTTGGACCTGTAGGTCCTATGTCACCTGTGACACCTGCATCACCTGTAACGCCTGTTGGTCCTGTAGGACCTGTGTCGCCAGTGACACCTGTTGGACCAGTTGGTCCAGTATCTCCTGTTACACCTATATCTCCTGTTGGACCCGTAGGTCCTGTAATACCTGTAACACCTGTAGGACCTGTTGGTCCAGTATTACCTGTTGGGCCTGTAGGGCCTGTATCTCCAGTTGCACCTATATCACCAGTTACTCCTGTGACACCAGTTGGGCCTGTAACGCCAGTGGCCCCTGTTGGACCAGTAGCACCTGTAGCACCAGCAATACCAACTGAACCTGCAAGATTTACTTGCCAAGATGCATATGTACCACTACCAACAAAGGTAGATACTGTAAATGTTAAAACACCTGTTCCTGAATTGTAATTTGTTACATCTCCAGTCATAGAATTATTTATATCAAATGCAACTATAACTGTTTGTCCAATTGTATAGTCTACATTTATATCTGCCAGAGTAAATGATTTAGTACCGCTTCCAATTGCTACTGAACTTGTAGATGTTGTATCATATCTATCTCCGTCTGCTCCTGAAGTTCCTGTTGCTCCTGTAGGTCCCGTCGCACCTGTGGCACCTGACGCTCCTGTTGGGCCCGTTGGGCCTGTATCTCCTGTTACTCCTGTAGAACCTGTATCACCAGTTACACCAGTTGGGCCCGTTGGGCCTGTATCTCCTGTAATACCAGTGGGACCAATGTCTCCTGTTGGGCCTGTAGGCCCTGTGTCTCCAGTGACTCCTGTTGGGCCCGTTGGGCCTGTATCACCAGTAACACCTGTATCACCAGTAACACCTGTAGGCCCTGTAGGGCCTGTGTCTCCAGTAACTCCTGTTGGGCCCGTTGGGCCAATATCTCCTGTTACACCTGTGTCTCCTGTTGGGCCTGTAGGCCCTGTGACACCTATATCACCTGTTGGGCCCGTTGGGCCAATATCTCCAGTGACTCCTGTGTCTCCTGTAACTCCAGTAGAACCTACATCTCCAGTTACACCTGTAGGCCCTGTTGGGCCTGTGTCTCCTGTTGCGCCAGTTGCGCCTGTTGCTCCAGCACCTGAAGCACCTGAAGGTCCTGTAGGACCTGTGGCACCTGTGGCACCTGTAACGCCTGTGGCACCTGCACCTGCAGGGCCAGATGGTCCTGACGGACCACTTGCACCTTGAACACCTTGGGGACCAGGAGAAGTTATTACTATCTCATTAGGTGGTTGTACTGGGGTCATTTCTTCTCCTTAATATTTTGATAAACTATCCATTGTATCATACTTGTCACACTGTTACCTGTGGAGATACTGTAATGGTTCCTTGAATAATACGATCTATAACCCCTGCATTATCAAGTTCTAAATCATAGACATAAAATCCAGAACCTAGTAATGCTGTTTGTTCATCAGTAATTGTAACTGCAATGTTTGCTGTTAACGGTGTTATTACTATTCCGTTGCTTGGAGAACTCAAAGTTAAATCTTTAACGGCTGTAAAACTACGAGCAACTTGCATTCTGGCAGTCATGCCAGTTAAATTAATTGGAGTTCCATCAGGATTGTTATAGACTAGGTTTATATAAAACACTGATCCTTGGTCCAAGGTAAAATTATAAACACCTGCAGTTGACATATTATTCCTTCTCCGTTACCCAAATTAAAAATGCCCCTACAACAATGAATGAAAGCGCAGGTAGAACTAAGAATAGTCCATATCCTACAAGACCTAATCCAACAACTTCTGTTACTATGGTCATATCTACTTTAGGTTTTTTCATTTTTCTCCTTTATATTGAATAGAATCTTGCTACAGGCTTTTTAGGTTTTGGTGCCATAGCACGATCAAAAGAAAATATAGAAGCAACTGCTGCGTCAATCTTCTTCTTATTTGTGCTCTTTGAAACCATAATACCCCTACTTGAAGTCTTAGTTACACAGTTTGCTATATGTCTATTCAGTACTTCATCTCCATCATGAGTAAAGGACTGATTAACTACCGCCTCATAAAAGCGTTGAGTTGCTGGAACCATACGCTCTGCTGTATTAGGATAACTAATAATAGGTAGCCCCTGTTCTTCTAAAATCATCATTGTGCGTTGCCATCTAGATGGGTCAAACACAACTTCTAAAACATTTACTCCCATATCTCTACAGGCATCAATAATTGTTTGTTCTACTTCTGCAACATTTACATGCCACATAGGGTCTGGATCTACATCTGGTAGTTCCCAAACTCCTAAAACTCTTACATGTGGTTTCTCATCTCCTAAGAACCATCCTACAATTGCTGTAGTATCTCCAGAAAAAGAACCATCAAAACCTATGATACAGTCTTCTCCAGGAATAATCTTTCTATTCTTTAAAATTAAACTATCCCATAAATCAGAAGGTATCCAAGATTCAGTATTACTTGTCCAGAGATTAAGTCTCTTTGTCATAAACTCATTTTGTGGAGTTAGCAAAGATGCAGACTTCATATCTTCTATACTGAGAATATCATTTAATGATGGGTTTGCCATAATCCAATTCAATTCATCTTTGTAATTTAGTTTTTCATCACCCTGATACCAGGCAAAAAAGAAAGAAGGATCTTCAACTTCGCCTTTTGCTATCTGAATACCTCTTTGATACATAGTGTAGCACAAAGATTCTTTACCTGTAGAGTCATATTTAGAGCCTGCTGTGGTAATACCTACCAACATTGGCTCAGTTCTAGCACCCATAGATAAGGATAATACATCATATAACTCTCTATTTGGCTGTGCATGGACTTCATCTATGACAATAAATGTAGAGTTTAAACCTTCTTTTGTGTAAGATTCAGATGATAGTGCTCTATATACAGATCCTGTTATAGGGTTATATATGGAGTTTTGATAGACTTGAAGCATATTACTTAGTTCTGGTTCTAGTTCAATCATCTTCTTTACTGTTTTAAAAATGATTCTGGCTTGTTCTTTATCCGCCGCCGCAGAGTAGATCTGTCCGCCATTTACGCCTAATACAATTTGTTCCAAAACAAGTGAGGCGATGAGTGCGGACTTACCATTCTTGCGAGGAACGCCAATAAGTGCTCTTCTGTGCTTTAGCAATCCACTATCTTTTTCAGCATATAGGCTGATGAGCAATTGTTTTTGCCAGTCTCTTAAAATAAACTTTTCTCCAGTATTACCAGCAACAGAATCTTCAGTTAGATGACATAGAGTTTCTATAAAATCTATAACATCATAGCCACGGCTATTTGCTAATTCAATATCTGTTACAGGTGATAGGTATGTTGGTGGCCAGTTCTTGGTTAACATAATTAACCTCTATACTGTAGTGAAAATCTGCTCTTGTCAAAGTCAATATCAATTATTTCAACTTCTATTTCCTGATGCATTGTAAATAATTCAGGTGTACTTTCGCCCATCTTGGTTTTATGTACAAGACCTGCAAGCATTCCAATTTCAACAAACATTCCGTATTCAGTTATTCCTGAAACCTTACCTTGATGAACTTGTCCTACTTCTAGTTTAGAAAACTCTATTTGCTTATCTTCTTTAATAATTTGCTCAACAAGTGAACGGCGATTAAGAACTATATTCTGTTTCTCTTTATCAATTGAGTGAATCAGAAACTCTGCTTCATGTCCTAGATATGCTGTAAAGTCTGTAACTCTTTCTACATCTACTAGTGAACCAGGCAAAAATGCCTTAACTCCAATATCTACAATTAGACCACCCTTGACAATTTTGACTACCTTACCAACAATTGGATCAGATGTTTCATATTTAAATTGAAGAGCATTCCAAAGGGCTTCTACTTCATTGTCCTTTAGAGAAATAATATATTGTCCTTCTTCGTTTTTGCTTAAAACTATTCCTTCTACTATCTGGCCTACTTCAATGCTAGTGCTTAATTCCTTATTTGGAATAAAGGCTTCTAACTTATCGCCAATATCTACTAAAGCACCTTCACGACTAATTTGAACTACTGTGCCAGAGATAGGCTGCTTGTTAGTCCATGTCTTCATTGATGCATCTATAGCAGCCATAAAATCTGCTGCTGTTCCTATATCGTTAATTGCTATTTGTTTCATTATTTGTTGTTTCCCCGTTTTCATAGATTACCGTTTCAGGCTCTACTAGTATATCATATTCTTCTACTAATATAACTTCTTCTGCCTTGGCACGGTTTTGCCTTCTTTCTAAAAGTCTGTCTATTGATGTTGCTGCTCTAACCTCTGCTACTCCAAGACGAGATCTTGATACAGGGTCAAACCCTAAAGATGTTAAAGAATCTGTATAGGCTTTGTTAATTGATACAAAAGCCCTACCATCATTGGCCTCAAGTGTACTCATATACTTTTTTCTTGCAGCCTCACTTGCATCAGCCAGGAAAGCAGCATTCTTAATAGCCTCAAGATCACTATCTGGACTAAGCCATGTAATGGCTATGCCCCAGGCACGATCCCATAAATTGATACCCTGAAAACCTAGGCCTTCTGGTGCTGGTGGAATCTCTTTAGCCATTGGCAAATGCGTAACATTGTCTAAATCTGGCAGTGCTCTTTGACCTGGATTGCCTAGCAATCGCTTTAGTTCTACTGGTTTTGGCGGTCTGCCTACAATTGACATTTTATTTTATTTCTCCAATTAGTTTTAGTTTTCTGCGTAAATACTGCCATTTGTCCCAATTGGGTAGTTTCGCAGGAATACACGAAACAGGGCAAGCGGGTCTCC